GGCATCAAAATTCGCGGCACTGGCGCTGCAACTAAGGGCGTAATGGCTCGTGGTCCGATGGGTTAATCATGACGTATACCGAACTGTTCATTGACGTTAAGAACTACCTGCAAAACGACTTCCCGTCGAATACGTGGACAAGCGTTACAGGTAGTCTTCTGCCGACTGTTACTTCTACCGGCACTGAACAGATCAATACGTTTATTACGCAAGCCGAAGAGCGCATTTATAACAGCGTTCAGATTCCGCCCTTGCGTAAGAACGTTACCGGCATAACTTCAAGTGGCAATAAATACTTGTCTTGCCCCGGTGATTTTATGTCCGTATTTTCTATGGCAGTAATTGATGCTACGGGCAACTACGAGTACCTGCTGAACAAAGATGTGAACTACATCCGTGCAGCGTACCCAAATCCAAATGCCACGGGGCTACCACAATACTACGCTTTGTTTGGACCAACTGTTATAGCCGGGGCTATTACAGACGAATTAAGTTTTATTCTTGGCCCAACGCCAGATACTGCATACAACGTTGAGTTGCATTACTACGCATACCCAGAATCAATTACTGTAGCACCTGATGGACGTACATGGTTGAGCGATAACTACTCACCAGTATTGTTGTACGGTACGTTAGTAGAAGCTTACACCTTCTTAAAAGGCGAAGTTGATTTGATTGCGCAGTACGAGAAAAAATATCAAGAAGCCATGGGTCAGTTGAACCGTTTGGGCACAGGTCTTGAGCGTGGTGATGCTTACCGTGATGGTCAGGCTAAGATTAAGGTGAATCCGTGATTCAGCAAGGACTGACAAATAGCTTTAAACAAGAGATGCTCCAAGCAGGGCAGAACTTGGCAACTGACACGTTGAAGATGGCGTTGTACACTGCTTTTGCTGATGTTGGTCCGTTGACCACTGTGTACACGGTTACGAACGAAGTAACCGGTACGGGCTATACCGCAGGTGGTGTGGCAGTAACAGGTGCAACTATTTCAACTGATACTCAAACCGGTACTGTGTACGTAAACTTCGCGGATGTGTCTTGGCCGGGAGCCAACTTTACGGCTCGTGGGGCTTTGATCTACAACGTTACGCAGGGTAATAAATCAATAGCAGTACTGGACTTTGGTTCAGATAAAACATTTTCAGCAGTAAGCAACACCGTCGCTATGCCTGTTAATTCAGCTACGACGGCACTAATTCGTTTTCCTTAAGAGGTCATTATGCCTATTGCAAAATCTACTATGGGTGAATCCGTCCGGACTTGCGTAGGCAAATCCTCGCAAGAACGAGAGCGCGGCGGTTTGGGTGGTGTATTTAAAGTCACTTGCTTTGATGCCGACGGCAATCAAAAATGGGTGGACGAGTTTCACAATCTTGTTGTTAATGAAGGGTTGCAAGACCTAAATAATAAATACTTTAAGGGCGTTACATATACCGCTGCTTGGTATTTGGGTTTGGTAACGGGTCCCGGTTCTGGCACAACTTACGCTGCGGGTAATACGTTGGCTACACATGCCGGTTGGACTGAGTTTACTGACTACAGCGGGAACCGTAAAGCTGTGACGTTTGGTTCACCCACCTTGGCTGACCCCTCAGTTATTGATAACGCAGTGTCACCTTCTCAGTTTCTTATTACTGGCGCAGGGGGTACGGTAGCTGGGGCATTTTTGTGCAGCGTTGCTACGGGCACTTCTGGTATTTTGTTTTCGGCGGGTGACTTTACTGGTGGGGATAAAATTGTGGCTTCTGGAGATACGGTTAATGTTACTTACACGTTTAACGCTGATGCAACTTAAAGGATAAGTAATGGCTACGTTTAAAAAAGGTGACACAGTTACAGTTAGGGCGGTGATTCCGCAAGGGCCTATTGAATCCATGCGTATGGATGAAGATGGAAATATTCAGTATTTGATTTCGTGGGCGGATAGCGACGGAGTGGCTCAGTCGCGTTGGTTCGATGAGGATCAATTGGCAGTAGTTTAATTAAGGAAAGACGATGTTCGGCACAACAGCGTTCGCACAATCGTCTTTTGCTGCATTAGGTGGTAGCGTATTTGTTGCCAATGTTTTAGAAATAATCCAAGTATTAGATGCGGAATCAGGCACATCTGTATTTATAAGCGGGGTTAATGAGTCAGTTCAAGCAAGTAGTGCAGAAATAGCGCAATTTAATGTTGTTGCTGCAATAAGTGAAACAGTTCAAACATTTGATACTGAAACAGCGCTTATAACTACAGGGTTAACAATTTTTGAAGAAGCTCGTTTTTCTACTTTAAAAAATGCGCAAGTTGACTTTGTAACTGCGGTAAGTGAGTCCACTCAAGTAACGGACGCTAAAAATAGCAGTGTGGATTTTGCGGTAGCGTTGAATGAAACAGTTCAATGCAATGATCCATTATATGAGCTTTCATTGGTATTGTTCGTTGATTTGGCAGAAACCGTATTAGCCAACGAAATAAATGCATCACAAGCTCAGTTCGTAAGCGCAGTAAATGAGGCGTTTAACGCACTTGATGTAAACGCAAGCACCGCAAATTTTATGGTGGCTTTAAATGAAGCTGCTCAAGTATTTCAAATAGATTCAAGCACTGCTATTTTTGTTGTAGCAGTACAAGAACAAATACAAAGTTCTGACAATTTAATTAGCCGATTGTTATGGGAGTTAATTGGTGATAGTCAATTTTCTAGCTGGGGCAACATCAACAGTGATGTAAATGCAAGCTGGGTATTAATAGATGACAACCAAGTTTCAGTAAGAAATAATGAAGGAACCGTTACTGCGTTTGCTGGGTTTTCTCTGGGTTCGGCAAGTTTTGCAGGTGGGCCATCAGATATTGAACTTGTTTTAGGGTGGCTAAATGCCTCAAATGCGCAGAATTCTGGGTGGGGAATTATTGATGATGACCAGCCTTCTACGTGGACTAAAATAAATACGGCATAGGATAAATTATGGCACTTGTACTAGCAGATCGCGTACGCGAAACCACCACAACAGTTGGGACGGGGACAGTTACGCTGGCGGGTGCCGTAACTGGATATCAAAGTTTTTCAATCATTGGTACGGGCAACACAACGTATTACACGATTGCGGGTCAAGGTACGGCAGAATGGGAAGTTGGTATTGGCACGTATACGGCTGCTGGAACTTTGTTGGCGCGTACTACGGTATTAGCTTCTTCTAATAGCGGGTCTCCTGTTAATTTTTCTGCGGGCACCAAGGACGTATTCGTAACTTACCCTTCTGAAAAATCAGTTAACGTCAATGATTCTGGGCTATTAACTGCCCCCGCAGGACTGGGTACAAATGTCCCGACGTTTTTGGCTACGCCATCAAGTGCAAATTTAGCCGCTGTTGTGACGGATGAAACAGGTTCGGGGTCGTTGGTTTTTGCCACATCCCCTACATTGACAACGCCAGACCTTGGCACACCGTCAGCAATCAATCTATCAAACGCAACTGCGTTGCCTTTGGCTACTGCGGTGTCCGGTACGTTGGCGGTTAACAACGGTGGTACTGGGTTAAGTTCGTTAACTGCGCACTATATTCCTTATGGTAATGGCACGGGGGCGTTTAATAATTCGGCAGCGTTGACTTATGACGGCACGATATTTAAAGTCGGTTCCACTGCTGCTATCTCTGGTACAACTAATCCGATTGCGGCGTTTACTGGCGCAGCTAATGCTTATGTTCAGACTTATATTTTTAACGCAACTGCGGGCGGCAATTCTTCCGCTGACTTTGTAGCCTACCCAGATAACGGCACGGATACATCTGGCTGGGTAGATATGGGGGTCACAAGTTCAGGTTTTTCTGATGCAACGTATAGCGTTACTGGCCCCAACGAATCATATGTATTTGCGTCAGCCCCGAGCGGTGCTTCTAAAACGGGCAACCTTGTTTATGCAACGGACAGCACAGGTACAGCTAACTCACATCAATGGTACGTAGGCGGATTTAATCAGGCCAAGGGCGCGTGGAAAATGCAGTTGACCACGACGGGGCTTCAACTGGCAAATGCCTTATCCATATCAAACGGCGGTACGGGGCAAACAACTGCCAGCGCAGGATTTAATGCGTTATCACCTGTTACTAGTGCGGGCGATTTAATTATTGGTAACGGAGCTAATAGTTCAACTCGATTGCCTATTGGGGCTTCTGGAACTTTTCTTCAATCTGGCGGAACAACCGCTTCATGGGTAGATCAGTTTTTATCCATTACTTATATATTTTCAAATATTACAGCAGGTGATCAAGGCGACTTGACTATTCCATTTGGTTGCACTATTACTGAATGGACGATGCTGGCTGACGTGTCTGGTTCGGCGGTCATTGATATTTGGAAAGACACTTACGCAAATTATCCACCAACTGTTGCCGACACAATCACAGGTTCCGCGAAGCCAACTATCAGTGCGGCCACTAAAGGCCAAAGTTCTACGCTGACTGGATGGACTGCCACAATTACTGCCGGTGATACTTTGCGCTTCAATGTTGATTCAGCTTCCACACTTAACCGCGTTACTCTTTCATTGAAAGTAAAACGGACATGAACATAACCAACACTATTCGCCTTGAATGGAGTATTGCCGATCCTGTGTATCCGTATCAATCAAGTTACGAGTACACGGTAGAAGAGTATGCTGCGATTGATTTAATTGCTGTCAGAGAACAGCAAGAGCAAGAATATGCGACATGGCTTGAAAACCTGAAGGCTATGGAACAGGGGCAGTAAATGGCAATATACACTTGGGTGGGTGGTAGCGGAACTTGGGATAATGCGTCCAGCGCAAATTGGTCGCCAGCCGGTGTTCCTAACAATGCAGACACCGTTATTTTCAACGCAAGTTCTGGTACAGGTACGGTTACTATAGGTACGGGCGCTACCTGCGCAACGTTAACTGCCTCCGCAGTTACTGCAAATACAAAGTTTAACGGGGTAAACGCTGTTGTTGTTACCACGGGCGTTAATTTTGCCGCTGCGGCAACTTTTGATACTAATAAGGTTTCACTTGATTTTCAAGGCACAGTAGTAACGACCACTTTAGTTTGTGCAAGCACTGATTTTTTAGAAACTGTATCCAATAATAAAACATCAGGCACTTTATCTATCGCCACTAGCAACTGCACTTGCGTTACTTTTAACCAAAATACTGCAACAACAACATTAACAACAAATCTTACTTGTAGTATTTTGTTATTAGCTGGGGGTACGTTTAATATAAATGCGGCAATACTTACCGCTACCTCAAAAATTCTTGATAATGGGTCAACCACAGTAAGGTCGCTTGTTTTTACAACGGGCACAGCTAATCTTGGCACGACGATAACCACAGCAAATTCAACTATTGTTGAGTGGATTTTTAATTCCACTAATATGACGTTTACCCGTGGAACAGGTAAAATTGTTATTGGCAGCACAACACCGCAAGCAACAATCGCTAATTTTACTGGTGGTGGCCTGACATATTACGACGTGCTTTTTCAAGGCACAAAAACCATTATTAATGACAGTAATACCTACACAGGAACCACGACTTTTGGCTTTAGGGTTACAAGCCCTGCTGCGATAAATCATGAACTTGTTTTAACGGCGGGTACAACTCAAACAGTTAACGGCGGGACATTTTCAATAGTTGGTAACTCTGTTACTAACAGAGCTTATACTTTATCAAATACGCTTGGTACAGCCGCAACATTTGTGCTAACAGGCACTGGCACAAGAACATTGACCAACGTCGATCTTCAAGACATTGCGTTTACTTTTGCTTCTGCTTTAACTGGCACATCCATTGGAGACTGCGGCGGCTTGAGCACAGGTGCTGGCGCTAATCAAGTTACCATAACACCAGCCATTACTTCTTTCGCAAAAACAACGGGGCCAGCTAATTACTCTGGCGCTATATGGTTCTCAGCAACAAATGGCGGTGGATCAGCGCAACGGGTCCCTTTGCCACAAGATACCGTTATTTTTGACTCAAATACAGGAAGTAGCGTTATTACTGTAGATGTAAAAACTTTGGGCAAAATTATAACCGCCACTGGTTGGACTGGTTCATTTGCCTATAGCGGTTCTAACCCAAGCAATACTATTGTATCTATTTACGGGTTGTACACGGGAACAGCTTCTTTACTGAATGGGGTAGAGAGGCTAAGATTTGCGGCAAGAACAAATGTAACAATACCGGGAGCATCCCCCAGTACCTATATCGTAATTGACACAACAGGCGCAACGGCAACACTGGGCGGCGCAATAAGTAATTCAAATTTACAAATATATGTTCACAGCGGAACTTTTAACACGGCAAGTAACAGCATAACTGCATCTACGCTTATTATTAGCACTTCGGATTTGGGCCTTATTGGCTCCCCAATTGGCAGTGCAATAACTGCAAATTTAAACGCATCAACAATAACACTTACTGCCGTATCTACTTCGTCTATATTTTCTGTTGGAACAGCTACGCTTAATGCCGGTACATCAACAATAGCTTTATCACCATCTGGAAGCGGTACGGCACTTACTTTCGCGGGTGGCGGCAAAACATACAATAATGTAACGCTTACGCCAAATAGTTCTATGACGGGGTTAACCATAACTGGCGCAAATACGTTTGCGTCTTTTACTTGCGCTACAGCTTTTCGCATAAGTCTTACGCTTCCGTCTTCTACAACTAATACTTTTACAAACTTGTCTTTAACCGGGGCAAGAAATGCAGATATTTATGTAAGGCCAAGTACGGTTGCAACAACAACTACGGTTGCAATTGGCTCTAATGTTGTCACACGTTTTACAACTTTTAGAAATATCACTAAATCAGGCGCGTCTACTTTTACTGCAAAAAATGTTGCTAATCTCGGTGCGAATACAGGAATTACGTTTGCTGTAAAAACAAAAACTTTAGCAATTACTACAGGTGCTGGTGGGTTTACAGTGCCAAATGATTTTGCTGGTTCAAGTATGTTTTTTGTAAATGGTGGCGGCGGCGGTGCGGGAAAGGCTGGGATTAATGGACCTGCTACGGGCGGGGGTGGTTCAGGTGCAATTGGTATTTCTGCAAATTTAACCTTAACTAAAGGGCAGACTGTTTTCTACTCTATTGGCGCTGCCGGAACTGGGGCAACAACTTCAAGCACTAGCGGAATCGCAGGCGGTCAAACGTGGGTTAATACCGTAGTTAACAGTGCTCCTGCAACAGCAAATATCGGCGCAATAGCCAATGGCGGTTCGGGTTCAAGCACTACCGGAACAGGCGCGTCGGGTGGCGGTGGGAACAACACAGTAAATAGACTTGGTATTTCAGGGGCTACTGCTGCTTCTGGCGGTTCTGGACAGGGTGCGGGTGGTTCGGCAACCGCAGGGTTTAATTACACCATTGCAAGAGCGGGGGGAGCGGGTCTCTCTTCTACTAGTGGTGGCGGCGGTGGCGGTGGCGGGGGTATTGCCGCAGCAGGAGGGGCACCTGTTACCGGAGTTTCTGGTCGGGGCGGCAATGGCGGCAATGGTACTGGCACGGGCGGTACGGGTGGGGCTACGGGTACCACAACAAGTACCGCAGGTGGAATAGGTGGCGCAGGTGCCGGTGGTGGCGGTGCCGGTGCAGTCACTTCAAGCGGCGCAACTGCTGCTATTGGTGGCGCTGGTGGTGTTGGCGATGAGTTTAGCTACACAAGTTTGAATGGCGTTGTTTGAACTGGCACAATTGGTTCCGGCGGCGGTGGTGGTGGCGGTGGTGGTTCGGCCCTTTCGGGGCAAACCACGGTTACGGGTGGCGCAGGTGGCGCAGCGTCTTACGGGGGCGGTGGTGGCGGTGGTGGTAGAGGATCAACTGTAAACGGCAACGGCGGCAACGGTGGTAGTGGGCTACTAATTTTTGTTTACGAAGTTTCGGCAGGTAGTTTTGGGCAAGTTGTAGGTTAATTAATGGAGGCAACATGAAATCATATTTTCTGGCACGGGCTAAAGAGCCATCAACATGGCGCGGTGCTTTTATGTTCTTAACCGCAATCGGCATTCCTATTGCGCCACAAATGACAGACGCTATTATTACGGCAGGTTTGGCTATTGTTGGTCTGATTGGTGTGGTAGCGCCTGACAAAAAATGAAAGAGAATTTTGCCGCTGCGTTAAAAGCCATCCTCCAGCACGAGGGTGGTTTCGTGAATCATCCCAAAGACCCCGGTGGAATGACCAATCTGGGCGTGACCAAGAAGGTCTGGGAAGAATGGGTAGGTCACGTTGTTGACGAAAAGGCAATGCGCGCTCTGACACCCGAGGTGGTGGCTCCCATGTACAAGCGTAAGTATTGGGATGCGGTTAAAGCTGACGAGATGCCCGACGGTCTGGACTACCTGATGTTTGATTTTGCGGTCAACGCTGGTCCGGGACGAGCGATCAAAACTATGCAAAAAGCCATTGGCGCTACCCCTGACGGGGCTATTGGACCCAAAACCATGGCTGCATTAAAAGCTGCCAATCAGAGCGAATTAGTGGCAAAATTCAGTGCAGAAAAAGAAGCGTTTTACCGCAGTCTGCCTACGTTTGCGACTTTCGGTAAAGGGTGGTTGCGCCGCGTTGCGGAAGCCAAGACCCACGCTGAATCCATGCTGGCTTAATAAGGAAAGACCATGCCAAGTCAATACTCCCCCGATCTACGGATCGAACTCATTGCCAACGGTGAAAAGACCGGTACGTGGGGCACTATCACCAACGATAACCTTGGGGTAATTATTGAGGACGCAATCGCTGGCTTGGTGACGTTTACCACGGTGAGTCAGAAATACGCTCTGACTGCTCAAAATGGATCGGCAGATCAAGCTCGTTGCGCAGCGCTTGCAATAAATACATCTCATGGGGGGGATTTTGAAATCTATGTGCCCCCCGTAACCAAACTGTACGTGTTTAAGAACACAAACACTCAATATAATGCTACTGTTTATTGTTCTGATTCGCTTGGTAGTATTATCCCAGCGCCGGGAGGCACAAGCGTTGTTATTCCTCCCGGAAAAACGGTGTTGTTGCGTACCGATGGTATTAACGTAGTTGAACAGCTAAACCATATAGTTGGTGATTTTAGTGTCGGTGGTAATACTGAACTATCTAGCATAACCGCTATTAATTCGGCTGTATTTGGAACAACCCAAGCAGCAAGTATATCCATAGCGTCGCCTACTATAATCACTGTTGTAAGTGCCCCGCCTTCTAACACAGCGGTTTTATTTTCTACGACGGGTACATTACCCACCGGGCTTACGGCTGGTGCAACTTATTATGTATCTAAGATTTCCGACACCACATTTAATATATCAACGTCACCCTTATTGACGCCGCTAGTTAATGTTACAGGCACGGGCCTTGGAAATCATTCCGTAGCTACTATTTCTCAAGCAATTACAGCGCCGCAAGGCACTAGCACTAACGCTTTGGCGACAACTGAGTTTGTTCTTACTAATAGTAATCCAGTGGGCGCATTGGTTATGTGGCCTACAAGCACTGCACCACTAGGGTGGTTATTGTGTAATGGCGCTGCTGTTTCTCGTACAACATACGCATCTTTGTTTTCTGTAGTAAGTACAACTTTTGGTGTTGGAGACGGTAGCACAACATTTAATCTACCAAACTATGTTGAGCGTACCCCGTTTGGCGCAAGTTTAACAACCACTGCGTCAGTAACCGGCACTATTGGTGCACTGGTAGTTGCGTCTATCTCCGGCACAACAATGACCGTTAGCGGGGTAACACGCGGTACATTAGCGATTGGGGATGTAATTAGTGGTACGGGTGTTCCAGCGGATTCCACAATCACTGCTTTTGGAAGTGGGTCTGGTGGCGCGGGAACTTATACGGTTAGCAAAGGTGGGGCAAGTGTTACCGGCTCTATTTCAGGTAATACGTTTACTGTTAGCAACGTGTCGTCCGGCACATTGGCAATTGGGCAAACCATAAGCGGTACCGGTGTAGCAGGTGGCACGACGATTACGGGGGGTAGTGGAACCTCTTGGACTGTTAGCCCCTCACAAACAGTTGGGCCTATTAGCATTACAGCGGTCGTTTCATCCACCAGCATTACTGCTACTGGCACAACATTGACCGTCACTGGATACGGTAGCGGCACATTAATTGTTAATCAAGTGCTCACTGGTACGGGTATAACAGCTAACACCCGCATCACGGCGTTGGGCACAGGTACTGGCGGTATTGGAACGTACATAGTCAACGCCGCGCAAAACACAGGCAGCATCTCAATATCCGCCAACCCATTTGTAAATATTGGTACAACTGGAGGCTCCCAAGATGCAATTACAGTAAGCCACACCCACACTGCAACCTCTACGGTTACCGACCCCGGCCACGCACACAACGTATCTGCGGATGCTATTGGCGCTGCTAACGGTTCGGGAGAATTTCTTGGGGCTAATAGTGTTCCGGGTGGTTTAACTTTAAGTAATAGAGTAAAAACTGGCACCACAAACATAACTGTAAATACTACTGTTGCAACGGCAGGCTCATCTGGAATTAACGCTAATTTGCAGCCGTATATTGGTATTAACTTTATTATAAAGACATAAAAAGGCAAATTATGCCATTACAGAAACTACAGTTTCGTCCGGGCGTAAATCGTGAAGGCACAACGTTATCTAACGAAGGGGGATGGTTTGACTGCGACAAAATTCGTTTCCGTTCTGGCTATCCTGAAAAAATAGGTGGCTGGGCTGCGCTGTCTTACAACACCTTTCTCGGTGTGTGTCGGTCATTATGGAATTGGGTAACACTAAAAAATTATAACTTGATGGGGGTTGGTACTAATTTAAAGTTTTATGTAGAAGACGGCGGGGATTACTACGACATTACACCCATACGCGAAACTAACGGCAATACGGCTGGTCCCGGCGTTAATTTGTCTACAATTGTGCTAACAGCCAGCGGAACGGTTTTAACTGTTTCGGACAGTGCCGCAGAAAACTTGCAAGTAAACGATTTTGTTACCATCGCCGGTGCCAATACGATTGATGATGTGGACGTTAATGGCGAATATCAAATTGTAACGCTTATTTCTGGTACAACGTACACCGTTACTTTAGCCACAGCTACTACGGGCACAGCTTCAAACGCGGCTATTGAGATTGAATACCAAATCAATACTGGTTTTGCTACGTATACCATAGGCACGGGATGGGGTTCTGGACCTTGGCCGCTTTATTCAACACTAACACTAACCAACCCTTTTACCGCTTCCGGTACTGAGGTTTCGGTATTAACAGTAACAACACCAAGTGCACATAATTTAACCACGGGCAACTCGGTGTTTTTTGCAAGTATTGCTTCAGATGCTTGTGGTATAAACCAAGCAGTTTTACAAAAAGCGTTTCAAGTTACTGTTACTGGCGCAACTACTTTTACTATCTCAACGGTAATTGGTATTGCTCCCGGCCCAATTATTACGTATACAACTTCTTCTGTGGCAGCAAGTGGGGGCGCAGTCACAATGTATGTTCCGACGCCGCTACCTACTACTGCGAACAATGTACGAAATTGGGGTTCTGGTTTTACCACCGGTTTTGGTTTGCAATTACGCTTATGGAGCCAAGCTAATTTTGGTGAACGGTTGCTCTTCAACCCTCGTGGTGGCGGGCTTTATGTTTGGGACCCCGGTTTAGGTGCGACCCCTGCGTATGGTACACGCGGAACTGCTGTGCCCGGCACTTATACACCGACGTTAATAAATCAAATTATGGTGTCTGATGCCTCACGTATCACAATTGCGTTTGGAGCAAATGACCCAACCGGCACTTACGCTACAGTGGCGCTTGATCCAATGTTGATTCGGTGGACTGCGCAAGAAAGTTATATTGATTGGGACCCATCTAATATTACAACGCAAGCTGGATTCCAACGCTTATCGCACGGGTCAGAAATTATTGCCGCTATACAAACCCGTCAAGAAATTGTTGTTTGGACTAACTCGGCTATATATGCAATGCAATATTTGGGACCGCCACTTGTATACGGGTTTCCCCTTTTGGCCGACAACATATCCATCGTTTCTCCAAATGCAGTAGCAACTGCGGCTGGGGTAGTATATTGGATGGGCGTTGACAAGTTTTATATGTACTCAGGCCGGGTCGAAACGTTACCTTGTTCAGTGCGGCAGTTTATTTTTAATGATATTAATCGAGATCAAGAAGCTCAGTTTAACGCTGGTACTAACGAAGGCTATTCCGAAATTTGGTGGAATTACTGTTCCAAAGAAAGCGATGTTATTGATCGTTATGTAATCTTTAACTATTTAGATCGCGTCTGGTACTACGGCACCCTTGATCGTACGGCTTGGTTGGACTCTCCATTACGTCCATACCCAATGGCGGCAACGGCGGGCCATATTGTTGTGTTTCACGAAGCAGCGGTAGACAACGGCGAAACTAACCCACCCACCCCAATCAACGCTTATATTCAATCATCTGATTTTGATATTGAGGACGGGCATAACTACGGATTTGTATGGCGAATTATTCCAGATATTACGTTTGATGGTTCAGACACCGCAGGACAAACTTCTGATCAACCTTACGTGCAGTTTACGGTTCGCCCCAAACAAAATCCCGGTTCTAATTATGGTGCGACTTTGCCCCGCCAAGTAACCTCCGCCCAAAGTTATGCCGGACAAACAACTTACAACGTGCAACAGTTCACCGAAATTATTTATAGTCGAGTGCGCGGAAGACAGATGGCATTCAAGATTGAGTCAAGCACATTAGGTACGCAGTGGCAATTAGGTGTGCCGCGTATTGATGTACGTCCTGACGGTAGAAACTAATGGCTGGCAAAGAAAGACTTGACTCCACCAAAGCCCCAGCGCTACCGTTTGCGCCGGTTGAGTTTGATCGCGGGTATACAGACACAACGCACAATATTCTGCGCCAGTACTTCAACACGATAGATAACTTTGTACAGCAACTACTAGATAAGAGCGGTACACGGTTTCTTAGAGCGCCGTATGGTGCGTTTCAAGATACTACTACCCAAACGTTAACTGCAAATGTACCCACTGCAATGTTGTTTAATACGACAGATTATGCAGCAGACGTATCTTTAGTTAGCAACTCAAGAATAACAGTAGCCTATTCGGGTATTTACAATCTACAGTGGTCTGGGCAGTTCCAAAACACAAGTAACGCAATTCACGATATATCCGTTTGGCTTCGAAAGGACGGTCCGGGTCCGGGGTCTGACATTCCGGGGTCTCGTGGAGTCATTTCTGTACCCGCTAGGAAAAGCGCAACCGCTGGAGATGAGGGCAAAGTTATTGCTGGTTGGAACTATTTCGTAGAGCTTCAGGCGGGGGAATTTGTGGAAATCTGGTGGGACACAAATAGCGCTTTAGTTACGTTACAGGCATATTCAGCAGACCAAGCCGTATTTAGCGGGTCTATTTCCGGCAACACACTGACGGCGGCGACACCGTCATCAGGAACGATTAAACGCTATTCAAGCGTAGTTGGTACAGACGTGGCGGTACCGACATTTATTACCGACTTGGGCACGGGCACAGGCGGAGCCGGGACATACATTGTGGATACATCGCAGTCGGTGGGCAGTACAACTATGACAAGCACTTTCTACCCCAGCACGGCCTCGTCCGTAGTAACAATGACCTTTGTATCAGCTTTGCCATGACAGAACGAGACGCTGCTATTAAGTTGGTATACAAGTCGGTTAAAGGGCGCGCTCCGTTTGCGTTAGAAGAATTTGTACAGATGTTAAGGTCTTGGGAAGTGGTACCTCTCCATGAAAATGGGCAAATTATTGGTGGGGTGTTGTTAAATAGTAATGAATTGCACGTGGGGTACGGGGAGAAGCCAAAAGCCTCGATTCGACCTTACATTAAAAAAATACTTGGTAGTGTCATAAATAAACACGGTTTTGCTGTGACAACGGTACAGGCGGACAATTTAGCTGGTTTACGCTTCTGCGAACGGTTAGGATTTGTCAAATTGGGCGAAGAAAACGGTACAATCCGTTTAAGATGTGATAGGAGCAATTACTCATGATTATCCGCAACAAATTCAATGGCTACGGGTTTGACGGTTCTCGGCTCTGCCACGACCCTGTCTCCCTCTCTATCGCTGCTACCCAAGCCGGAGCTGCTTCCGCCGCCGCTGCTGGAACTGCCGCTGCTGGAACTGCTGCTACAACTGCTGCTGCTACCGCCGCCGCACAAGCTGCCGCACAAGCTGCCGCTGTAAAAGCCGCCGCCGCTGAAGCTGCTAAAGCCGCCGCTCTTGAAGGTGGTAAGGCCGCATCACTTGAAGCGGGTAAAACCGCTGCGCTTGAGACTGCTAAACAGCAAGCAATTCAACAAGGCACCCAACAAGCGGCTCAGCAAGCGGCTCAGCAAGGGATTACTCAAGCCGGAACGCAAGCGGCACAGCAAACCGGTGTAGAAGCCGCTAAGCAAGGTATCTTTTCCGCTAATCCTGCTGGTATGCCTCCAACTGCTGGCGCGCCAATTACTCCTGCTGGCGGCACGCCGTTTACACCCCCTACTGCTGGCGCTACTCCAATGCCTCCGGCTGGCGGCACGCCTCCTATGAGTTTTGAACAACAACTTGCTGCGGCTAAAGAAAACGCTGCAAAAGAACTTGCAGCGCGAGGCGGCAACGTAAAAGGTGCGGCAACACAACCTTTTAATAATGTTTCTTATACAACACCAGTTGATCCTACTCCAATGGGTGCTGATGCAGTAAAAGCGGCTCAATCAGCCTCACAAAAAGTTGCAGATGTTGGCACTTCTTTTTACGACAAGCCAATTATTCCAGAGGGGATAGGGATTAAACCCCCAGCACCATCAACAAATCCATTACTAGAGGGCGCTAAAGCAGGTTTGGAGTTTGCCAAAGCAAAGCCTCTTGAAACTGGGTTGTTAACGATGGGCATTGGGCAGTACATGAATCAGCCAGATTACGAAGACGAAGACAAGGACAAGTACAAGAACACTGTGGACATGTCTAAATTCCAAGCAAGCACTCCAACGCAACAGCCATTTACTCGTTCATACGAATATCAAAGTTATGCAATGGGCGGACCTGTAGAACAAATGGCAAACATAAATTCTATTGGTGCCAATACAGGCTATCCCATGGCAAACCTGCAAACGCCTATGTACTCTAATCCCGGAATGCAACGCCCAGAGGCTACAAACATAATTGCACCGTCGGCTGATGCGGGAGTTAATACTTATACAGGGGAACCACGTTTCGCTGAAGGTGGCCTTTCTTCCGCAGAGCGCCGTGAGTATGGTCTTAGAACTCGTAAACAACGTGCTGCGCAAAGCCTGACAAAAAGCTACGAAGAGATGGAAGAAGAGCGTCAAAGAGAGGCAATGAAGTTGTTTGGTGAAAGCTCTCTTCCAACTCCTCGTCCTATTGCTCGTAGCCGCACACAAGAATTAAGTAGCCCATTTTCCGCTGCATTGGCTGAACACGCACGGCTAGGTAAAAAAACCAAAGTGCCTGTAGTTCAAATGCCTAAAACCAATCTTGGCGATGTTGATAACTATATGGACATACCAATTGAAGCTGCTAAGGGCGGCATTATGCACGGTTTGGGCGGTTATTCTGATGGTGGTCGTTTACTGAAAGGACCCGGTGATGGAGTTTCGGATTCTATTCCTGCTGTTATTGGTAAGCGCCAGCCTGCTCGTCTTGCTGATGGCGAGTTTGTAATTCCTGCGCGTATTGTTTCTGAACTTGGTAACGGATCAACCGAAGCTGGTGCCCGTAAGCTTTACGCAATGATGGAGCGAGTACAAGCATCGCGCAAGAAAAGCATAGGCAAGAAAAAAGTTGCTGTTAATAGTAAATCGGACAAACATCTACCTGCATGAGAATACAGCATGTAAATATAGAGTATGTAAATCAAGTATGGCCCAAAGCTGAAGACTACATTAAATGGGCGCTTGATTGCCAAACAGATTACACAATAGAACATGTAAAAATGTTTGTGACTACAGGCGCATGGACGTTAATTATCGCAGTAGACGACATGAACGAAATTAAGGGCGCATCAGTGGTGCAATTTTTTAACCGCCCAAATGATCGGGTTGCGTTTGTTGTGGCTATGGGCGGTAAATTAATAAGTAATAAGGAAACATTTCAACAGTTCTCTGACTTGCTTAAAGCGTTTGGCGCAACCGTCATTGAAGGCGCAGCCAGAGAATCCATAGCCCGTTTGTGGAAACGATACGGGTTTGAAGAAAAGTACAGGATTGTAGGAGTTAAATTATGATTATTCGTAATAAGTTTAATGGCTATGTAAACGGCAATAACCGACTTTACCCCGGCGGCGGTGGCGGCGGGCCGACTACAACTAAGTCTGAAACTTCAAACATCCCTGAATATGCGCGCCCGTATGTTGAGCGCATGATGGGGGCAACAGAAAGACAAGTTTATCAATACGACCCTAGCGGAAATATAACTGGCTTCCAACCATATAAGCCATTTCAAGG